AATTACCAGAATTTGTTTTATAGTAGTGCCGATATGCAATATGTAGATGTAGAACAGCAGATGACCAATAGATTAAATACTCAAGACAAAAAATTGATTCCCGGTTTTACAAATAGCACAAAAACTCGTCCATTAACAATAGCAAAAATGGATACTTTAATGCGTGAAAAAGGATTAATAATAAAATCCGCAAGATTTTTAGATGAATTAACAGTGTTTATATGGAATAATGGTAAAGCAGAAGCAATGCGTAGTTATAATGATGATTTGATTATAAGTATGTGCATAGGATTATGGACTAGAGATACTGCTCTTAGATTACGCCAACAAACTATGGATGTAAATAGAATATTATTATCCGGAATTACTAGAACGGGAGACAAAAAAGAAGTTCATACAGCTAATATTATCCATAAAGAAAAAGCTGGAAAATCATGGTCTTTTGAAACTGCTAAAACAAATTCTAAAAAGGAGAGTTTAAATTGGTTATTATAACTATTTATTAATATATTGACATATGCCATCACAGGAATTCCAAAATTTAAAACAGAGATCGCTATTTGCAAGACTTAAAAAGCTATTTAGCACTGATGTTATTGTTAGAAATATCGGCGGTAAACAATTAAAAGTTGTTGATACCGATGAAGCGATGTATGCAACAGACAGAAATACATTGCGTGATAGATTTAATAGAATACGTACTTCTGCATTTAATCAATACAGCAGAGACTTTTCACTTAGTTATCAAGCATCCAGAATTGAATTGATGAGAGATTATGATTGTGTTGGACCTGATACAATCATACCTCTACCAAACGGAACATATCCTACTATAGCGGAATTGGCCGAAAAATATAAAGATAACCCTCAAGAAAGATTTTTGGTTTTTTCTTATGATTATAAAACGGATTCAATTAAATTGGGAAAGGCTTATCATCCTAGAAAAAAACAAGGCGGTGCTAGAAAAACTTGGAAAGTTGTTTTTGATAACGGACAATATGTAATTGGTAGTGCGGGACATCCTTTTTTAATGAGAAATGGTGAATACAAAAAATTAGAAGACTTGACTGTTGGAGAATCTGTAATGCCATTTTATCAAAAAGATTTTTATAATAATGGTTATAGATGTTTGTACAACTTTAGTAAAGGATGGCAATCTGAACACAGAATTATAGCTGAACAATTTTATAGAAAATTAAACGATAATGAGATTGTACATCATAAAAATTTTGATAAAACAAACAATTTGCCTGAAAATTTACAAATAATGAAAGATGTTGATCACAAAGAATATCATATAAAATTGAATAATGAAATTATTTGGTCAAAAGAAAACAAACAAAAAACTTTAGAAAAAATAAAAAATTCTGAAGGATATAAAAATAGAAAATTCCATAAATGGAACGGAGAGCGTAAAGGAAAAAATAATCCATTTTATAGAAAAAATCATTCGGAAAAATCAAATAAGATTCGCTCGGATTCATTAAAAGAAAGTTTTAAAAACAGAAATCAATCATCTGAAAACAATCCAAATTACAAAGGACATATTACTATTAATAATTTGATCAAAGATTCTTATGAATATTACAAACAAAATGGAAAATTAACAATAAAAGGACTGTGTAATTATATAGATTGTGATTATTCATTAGTTCAAAATAGGTTATGCAAAGAAAATATGAGTTGGAGCGAATTTAAAAATAATATTGAATCGTCTTTAAATCATAAAATTGTTTCTATAGAATATGTTGGTGAAATAGAAGTATATGATATTACTGTCGAACAATATCAAAATTTTGCAACAGATAGTTGTTTTGTTCATAATACAATGGACATGGACCCCATTATATCTTCCGCGTTGGACATATACGCAGATGAGTGTATTACAAAAAATGAATTGGGGTCTATTTTAACTATTCATTCGGAAAATGGTCAGATTAAACAAATTTTGGAAAATCTATTTTATGATATTCTTAATATAGAATTTAATTTGTGGTCATGGACTCGTAATTTAGTTAAGTATGGAGATTTTTATTTGAAATTACATATATCTCCTGAATATGGTATTTATCTCGTTGAACCAATTAGTTCTTATAATGTAACCAGAGTTGAAAATAGTAATTTGGATAATAAAGCATATGTAAAATTCCAAATCAACTTGCCTGAAGGCGGTAAAATAGAAAATATTGAAAATTATCAAATGGCTCACTTCAGAATGTTAAGTGATAGTAATTTTCTTCCTTATGGTAAAAGCATGATTGAAAATGGTAGAAGAGTCTGGAAACAATTAAGTTTGATGGAAGACGCAATGTTAATTCACCGTGTAATGAGAGCACCAGAAAAACGTATATTCAAGATTGACGTTGGTAATTTACCTCCTCAAGAAATTGATGCATATATGGAAAAATTGATGGCTAAAATGCAAAAAACTCCATATATTGATGAAACAACAGGTGATTATAATTTGAGATTTAACCTTCAAAATATGGCAGAAGACTTTTATTTGCCTGTTCGCGGTGGTGATAGTGGTACAAGTATTGAACCATTGGCTGGAATGGAATTTACAGGCATTGATGACATCGAATATCTTAGAAATAAAATGATGGCAGCGTTGAAAATACCCAAAGCGTTTTTGACATATGATGAAGATCTTAGTGGTAAAGCGACTTTGGCTCAAGAAGATGTGCGATTTGCCAAAACCATATTAAGAATTCAAAGAATATTGGTTAGTGAATTACAAAAAATGGCAATTGTTCATTTATATGCTCAAGGATTTAAAGATGCTTCATTGGTTGACTTTACATTAGAATTGACCAATCCATCTGTCGTATTTGAAAAAGAAAAGATTAGTGCATGGGGTGAAAAAGTTGGTGTAGCAAAAGACATGATGGAGCAAAAATTGTTTAGTAAAAAATGGATTTATGATAATATATTCCATTTATCAAGTGATGATATCAATGAAGTAAGCGGTGATATTATAAGTGATAGTAAGCAAGTATACAGATTTAAACAAATTGAAGAAGAGGGTACAGATCCTGCCAAACCATTTACTAAAATAAAAGCTGCTGGCGGGGAAGGCGGAGAAGCGGGTGGTGAAGCGGGTGGTGAAGCGGGTGGTGAGGCTGGTAAAGAAGCTGCTCCTGAGACTCCTCCTGCGGGTGGTGGAGAAGCAAAACCTGAAGCTGGTGTAGTTGCAGAAAAGTTAAAAAGACCTTCTCAAGCTGGTAAAAAAAAGGCTAGTGACTATCCTTTTGGAGAAGATCATATTGGAAAATTGTCTTTTAGTACCCGTATAAATACATTAGAATCTACAAACTCCGATAAAAAAACACCCAAATCTGTAGATCTTGAAAAATTAAATGTATTTTTAAATTCAGTAGAAAAGGACAAAAAAGACCTATTAAACGAGAAAATCAATAAAACGGGGTCAAACTTATCCTTTTTGGATGAATCTAACATAAATGATAAATATTAACACAAATATAATAAAATATAATATTTTACTAGAAATTTTATATATTTATTTATAAATAAAATATGAGCAAGCAAAAGCATTCGAAATTTAGAAACACTGGTATTCTATTTGAATTATTAACCAAACAGATTACTGCCGACATTATAGCCAATAAAAACGAATCCCCTGCGAAAAATATACTATTTAAATATTTTTCTGAAAGCAAAGAACTTGGAAAAGAATGGCAATTATATCATTTCCTTTTAAATGAAAAGGCAAAAAGCGAATCTCATGCTGATACATACATAAATATTGCTCTAACAAAACGTACAAGAATAAACAATAAAAAATTAACTGAAGAAAAATACAATTTAATAAAAGAAATCAATGATGCATATCCCATCGAAGATTTTTTAAAATCCCCAATTAAAAATTATAAAGTACATGCGTCCATTTATAAATTATTCGAAGATGCCACCAACAAAAAAGATAAATTTGATATAAATGAAGTAGTTCAATCTAGAAATTGTATCAATAATTATTTATGCGAAACTACAAAAGAAACCAAACAAAAAGATGAAGATAGTTTGGTCAATTTCTACAAACAACAAAATGAAGATATTAGAATTTTAAGTTATAAGATTTTGGTAGATTCAATGAACGAAAAATATAAAAACTTAGATGATAATCAAAAAAATATTTTAAGAGAATATATTAATAACATTTCAAATACTAATGATTTAAATAATATTGTATTAAAAGAATTTGATAAAATTAAAGTTCAATTAAGTGAATATAAATCAAAAATTGATAATGAAGTTGTTAAGATCAAGATAAATGAATCCATAAAACAATTTGATAAAATAAAAATCGTTAAAGGCGTGAAAGATAATCACATCATGGCTATTTTATTGGGATATGAACTATTAAAAGAAGTAAAAGCTCAAATTATATGAAATGTAAATGTGAAGGTAAAAAATGCAAATGTACAGATAAAAAACCTATTGATTCTAATGTAGGTGGGCATGGTAATCTGGTAATGAATAAAAAGGGGCATTTAATATATCCTAAAACTGGGAAACGTTTGGTAATAGGTGAGCTAAAAGCTGCTATTAAAGATATAGTAAAACAAGTTATGAAAGAACTTGATGATGAGTCTATAAAAGAAATTAGTGGAGTTGGTGGTGGTAATGCTGGTGGAGGTGCTATCGGCGGTATGGCATTTAATGTTCCTGATGCATTTGCTGCTGGTGGGGGTACTAAAAAATATCGTGGAAAGTATAACAAAAATTATGATGTTCCTGCACATGCTCTTCCCGGTAAGGGAATAAAACTAGGCAAAACAGGGCATGTAAGCAAAAGGGGACATGAACTTGCATCAAAAACTTTTCAAGGTGGAAAAGTAATAGATGAAAAAAATAATTAATTGATATGATTAAATTAAAATCATTATTAAACGAAGCGGATGCACAAGCGGCTCCTGTACAATCTTCCACGGCTCCTTCACAAGTCGGTTCTGCCCCATCTGTTCTTCCTGCAAGTCAAGGAAGCTCAGGTGAATATACACCAAGTTTTGATTTTACTGATTTTGAAAAAACCATAGCACAATCCACAGAAACTGCAAAGAATAATTTCCAAGTTAAGTTGATGGAAAAAGTTGGAGGTAAAAAAGTTACAATAAGAGCATCTAAAGGATATGGTCAACCTAAAAAAGATTATACCATAAATGTTACAGGTGTAAGTATCGATTTTTATTATGAACGATATGTTGTAATATTAAAAGATGAAAAGGACAAAGAATACTTCTTGGAAACAGGAATGACTATTAAAATATTAGGACCAGCGGATTTGAAAGGTAAAAAACAAAATAAAGTTGCATCTCCAGTTCCCAAAAAAACGGTAGCCCCTCCGCAAGCTGCTCCCAATACAGCAACACAAGGAATTTGAAATATGAATAAAGCATTATTAGTGGATTATATATCGTTCGACATATCAAGAGATTTAATTAATGAAGCCGCTGCTAAAGGCGGTCCATTTATTGTAAAAGGCGTATTGCAAAGAGCAAATGCAAAAAATCAAAATGGAAGAGTCTATCCTCGTCCTATTCTTGAAAGAGAAGCTAAAAAATACCAAGATCATTTTGTTAAAGAACGTAGAGCTTTAGGAGAATTAGATCACCCCGAAAGTCAAGTAGTAAACCTTGCCAATGTAAGTCATAACATAGTTGAAATGCATTGGGATGGTGATGATTTGGTTGGAACTGTAGAAATTCTTCCAACTCCAAGTGGTAACATTCTTAAGGATCTTCTCAAGGCTGGTATTCTATTGGGTATCAGTAGCCGTGGTTTGGGTAGTGTTAAGAAAGATATGAGAGAGGGTGCCGATGTGGTTCAAGACGATTTTGACTTGATCGCATTTGATTTTGTAAGTAATCCTTCTACTCAAGGTGCATTCATGTATCCACAAGGAAAGATCACTGAAAGTGTAAATCCTTCTGGAAATAGAATCATCAATCCTTATTCTAATATTGAGAAGATCATTCATGATATCATCTCGGAGTTGTAAGTAGTATGTCTGTCAAATCATTAAAAGAGACGATTGATTTTACACAACAATATTTGCCAGATCAAAAACCTTGGAAAGAAGACTTCTTGGGTTTTGGCGTATTAATAAGAAAATAATTGAGACAGAATCACAATTTTAACTATATTTATTGTATATGATAAAGCTAAGACATCTAGTAGAGAATTCCACAGAAACCGCTTATTCTCCTCTTACAAAAGAAGAGAAGGTCAAACTTCGTGAAACAGTAAAGGCTTATAACGAATATCGTAAGAGTCTCAAAGCTGATTGTGTATATTCTACCGCTTCTAAGATTATGGAAGCAGTCAATTTGGCTGAACGTTATGCTATCAAGGAGTGTGGTGAGTGGATGGAAGCAAAGATGGTCGAACGTGACATGAAGGAAGTCAAGAAACTTGCTGCTAAATTGTATGAAGAAGCAAACAAGATTAAGGGTGTAGAACACACTCTTGAAATGCTTTATGAAGAAATTGGTTTAAAGTTGGAACGTTATTTTGAGATTGCTGATCCAGTCAACGAAACTCCACAAGCTTAT